ACATTGCGTGACGCTTTTGATGAAGGTGTAATTGCCGCTATGTTTGCTGGCGTCCCTGCGTCCTCTCCGAACCACATCCTTGGTTCTGATAGTGCTACTGACTTGGCGGCTGGTACTTTCGACGGTGCTGGCAACCTTGACATCGGTTACGCTTCTGGCGAGCATGATCCTATTGACGTTCTTTCACACATGGCGCGTCTGCTTGATGAGCAGAACATTCCAGAAGAAGGTCGCTGGTTCCTTGCTAACCCTGAGTTCTATGAGCAACTGGTACAAAGTAGCTCTAAGCTCTTGAGCGTTGATTTTAATGCAGGCCAAGGCTCCATCCGTAATGGTTTGGTAAGCTCTGGCAAGTTGCGTGGTTTTGATATGTACAAGACCAACAACATTGCGGCGACTACTAACGCGGCTGGTAAGTGTATTGCTGGTCACATGTCATCTACCTGTACTGCACAGACCATCGTGAATACAGAAGTGATTCGTGATCCATCAAGTTTTGGTGATATTGTACGTGGCCTCCATGTATATGGTGCTAAAGTACTCCGTCCAGAAGCCCTTGTTTCGGCTTTCTACGGTATCGACTAAAAACAATAGGGGGATGAAATACTCCCCCTTTTTTTTTCTGGAGATAGATATGCCACAGATTGGAAGTGAAAAAAATCCTATTAGGATGAGTCCCACAAAGAAAATAAAAATAAGTGGACAATATTTAAAAAACGAAGATCGCAAAAAATACGAAGACAACTATGACCGTATTTTTGGTAAGAAGGAGAAAGCAGTATGATGATGATGAAAAAAAAGAAAGAAGCATACAGCTATGGCGGTAAAACCCGTTCTCCAGACATGATGGGTGGTTCTCGCATGGAAAAAGCTGAAGGCGGTAAAGTCTACAGCAATATTCGTGATATGGAAAAGGCTTGTATGGGCATGGATTATAACGAGTCTATGCGTCAAAAATGAAAGTCTCTGCGCCTAAAGGTTATCACTGGATGAAAAGTGGAGCCAGTTACAAACTAATGAAAGATCCTAAAGACGGCTTCAAGCGCCACAAAGGTGCTAGTAAGTCAGCCAACTTTGAAATACAAAAGGTTCATAAAAAATAATGGCGACTACATACCTACAGCTTACAAATGAATTGTTAAGAGAAATGAATGAGGTTGCACTAACTTCTAGTAATTTTTCTTCTGCTATTGGAATACAAGCACACGTAAAAGATTGTGTAAATCGTGCATATCTTGATATTGTCCTTGAAGAACCTCAGTGGCCTTTCTTGTCTGTAGGAGATAGTGGTACAACAGATCCTATGTATGGAAATACTTATGTAGAGACTGTAGCAAATACACGTTGGTATGAGCTAAAGCCAGCAAGTTCTTCTATTTTAGATGACTATGGCTCAGTAGATTGGGATAATTTTTATTTAACTACTGTAGGTGTTACAGGCGAAAGTGCGCCATACACCGCTAAAAATCTTAGGTTTACGACTGTAGACGAATGGAAAGACTTTTACAGAGCTAGAGAAAATGCAGACGATGCAGAAGACGCTAATGGTGGTGAACCTAAGCGTGTTATTCGTAGCCCTGATGGACGTATGTTTGGTTTAAGTCCAATACCTGACAAAGTATATCGTGTATGGTTTTATGCGTATACACAGCCTACACAGCTTTCAGCGTACAGTGATGCAATAGTATTTCCAGATATGTACAAAACAGTACTATTATCTCGTGCAAGATATTTTATACACCAATTTAAAGAAAATATTCAGCCAGCCGCACTAGCCCTAGAAGAATATCGACGCGGCTTAAAGCTTATGAAATCTAATCTAATGACTCCAGAGCCTTTCTACATTAAAGATGATCGCGTGAGGTTTGTCTAATGTCTCAAGCCTATGGCTTTTCGTGTAAAGGTGGACTTAACACAAACCTAAACTCTATTGAAATTTTAGGTAACCCCGGCTTTGCAAAAGTTCTTGAAAACTTTGAGGTAGACCCAGACGGAGGCTACAGACGCATAAATGGATTTACAGCCTATGGTGGTGCTTCAGCAACTCGTCCAAATGGTTCTAATGCTATTTTGGGTATTCAGCCTTATGCTGATGGGGTTGTTGTGTGTTCTGGCACAGATATGTTTTTCAGCAATGATGGCGTTACGTGGTTACAAATAAATCGTAGCGGGGTAGCTGGAGGAGGCGATAATTACACAACTTTTACGGGCCGCTCTGTTTTAACGCGCACCGACCAAGGCCAATGCCAGTTTGCACTACTTGAAGGTGCATCTTTTAATTATGGTCAGCTTGTAATTGCAGATGGCGCAAATAAATTATATAAGTTTCGGATGGAAGGTACGGGACTTTTAAACACTCGTACATTTTTTGCAGAAGAAATAACAGTAGATGGATCTAATGCAGTTAAATATATTACTGTACACGATCATCATCTCATAGCTTCCGGTGTAGCTAATAATTTAAATACTATTTATTATAGCGTTTATAATGATGCTACAAACTTTACAGGTGCTGGCGCAGGCGCTGTAGCAATTTCAGATCAAGTACAAGGCATAAAAGGCTTTCGTGAAAACTTAATTGTTTTTAGTCAAAACAGTATTCACAAACTTATAAATATAAATGATTCTTCAAATGTTAGGGTTGACCCTATCACAGAAAATGTAGGCTGTCTAAGCGGATATAGTATTCAAGAATTTGGAGGTGATCTAGTATTTTTAGCCCCTGATGGTATCCGCACTATTGCGGGTACAGCAAGAATTGGTGACGTAGAGTTAAGCTCTATTTCAAGGCAGATCCAAGAAATCGTAACTGCTTTAACTACATCTACAAGCTCTTTTATTATTACAAGTGATGTACTGCGATCTAAGTCACAATACAGACTTTTTTATTCTACGATTGCTCAAGACCCCAGTGAAGCCAAAGGAATTATTGGAACCTTTACAGGTCAAGGTTTTGAATGGTCTGAAACAAAAGGTATTCAGGCTTTAGGTTTTGCTTCAGGTTTTAACAGCAACGGCGTAGAAGTTTCTTTTCATGGTGATAAAGACGGCTACGTTTATAACCATGACACAGGCGATTCTTTTTTAAATAACGGTAGTGAAGCAAATATTTTTGCAACTTATCAAACTCCAGACATTGATTGTGGTGATATAGGCACACGAAAAACTTTAAAATATGTACGTACTTCTTTTTCGCCCGAAGGTGATTTACAACCAGTTTTAAGGTTGCGGTATGACTATCAAGACTCAGATATACCACAGCCTTCAGATTATACGCTTACAGATATTCCGCTACCAGCAATTTTTGGAACTTCTATTTTTGGCACAGCAACTTTTGGTGCTAGTGCTGATCCTATGTTTAGACAAACAGTAGAGGGTAGTGGAGCTACCGTAAGCTTTAGAATTAGGTCAGACGATAAAAGAAGCCCATACGCAATTAATGGTTTTTACATAGATTATATGCCATCAGGTAGGAGATAATAATGGCCCAAAGTTATACACGACAAAGTACATTTGCAGATGGCGACACAATTACTGCCGCGTTATTTAACGACGAGTATAATCAACTTCTAAACGCTTTTGCATATTCAAATACTTCTGCGGCTTCTACGGGCCACAGGCACGACGGCACAGCAGGAGAAGGCGGTAATATTCATACGATTGGTGACTTAGATTTTAATAATAAAATTGTAGTTGATAGTACAAACAATCGTTGGGGATTTTATGTAGAAGTCTCTAGTGCCGCAGTAGAACAGATTCGTATTCAAGATGGAGCTATGATTCCTGTTACAGACAGTGATGTAGATCTTGGAACGTCTTCATTGTACTGGAAAGATGCTTACATTGATTCAGTTACAACTACTGGTAATGTTTCTATCGGCGGCAATCTTACAGTAACTGGTAATGCAACAATCTCAGGCAACCTTACGTTTGGTGATGCTGACACAGATAGTATTACGCTTACAGCAGATGTTGCATCGCATATTACTCCAGATACTGATGACACTTATGATCTTGGAAGTGCTTCAAAAGAATGGCGAGATCTTTACATAGACGGCACTGCAAACATTGATAGCCTTGTTGCAGATACAGCAGATATAAATGCAGGCTCTATAGACAATACAACTATTGGAGCTACTACAGCTTCTACAGGTAATTTTTCTACGTTGTCTATTGGTAGCGTTGCAATTACATCTACAGCCGCTGAAATAAATATTATAGACGGTGACACAGCCGCTACAGCTACAACGCTTGCTGATGCTGATCGCGTTATTGTAAATGATGCAGGCACAATGAAGCAAGTAGCACTTACAGACTTTGAAACATATTTTGAAACTTCTTTAGATACTCTTTCTAATGTTACAACTGTTGGGGCTTTAAACGCTGGATCTATTACTTCTGGTTTTGGGGCTATTGATAATGGCTCAAGTAATATTACAACTACAGGTACTGTTTCTTTTGGAAATCTTACAGACGGTGCGATTACAATTACGGCCTTTGTCGATGAAGACAATATGGCTTCTGATAGCGCAACACTTGTTCCTACTCAACAGTCTGTTAAAGCTTATGTAGATTCTCAAATTGGTGGGTTGTCTTCTAGTCTTTCAGGACTTACAGATACTAACATTACAACACCCGCTGATGGCGCATTGCTGTTCTATGATACTGGTACGTCCACTTGGATTGACAACGTAGTATCAGGCGACATAACGATTGCTGACACAGGGGTAGCCGCTATTGGTTCTGGCGTTATTGTTAATGATGATATTAACGCTAGCGCCGCTATAAGCGTTTCTAAGACCGCCTTGGTAGACGGCACTGGCCTTACCCTTACTGGCGATACTTTGTCTGTAGACGCTTCTCAGACACAAATAACAGCAGTAGGCACGATTGCTACAGGTACTTGGCAAGGTACAGCTATTGCAGATGCTTACGTTGCTGACAACCTGACTATTTCTGGTGGCACTGTAGACAACAGTGTTATTGGTGGTACAACGGCGGCGGCGGGTACGTTTACGAATCTAACAGCATCAGGCACGTTGACTCTTGGTGGTACAGCAGTTACTGCTACGGCTACAGAAATAAACTTGCTGGATGGAGTAACAGCTACAACTGCTGAGATTAATTATGTAGACGGCGTTACGTCAAACATCCAGACACAACTAGATTCCAAAGTAGGCACTAGCCACACAGGCGACGTAGATATCACAGGCGAATTGCTGGTTGATAGTTACAACGAGACTTTTAAGAAGGTTTCTAGTGTTAGTGCTACTACTGGTTATCTTTTGTCTAGTGCATCTTACGACTCCAAAAGTTTTAGTGTAGCTACCCAAGACTCTTCGGCTACTGAAGGTTTTACGTTTAGTTATGACGGAACAAAAATGTATGCCGTTGGTACTACTAACCGTACTGTTTATCAATATGATTTAAGTACTGCTTTTGATGTGTCTACTGCAAGCTACGCTTCTAAAAGTTTTAGTGTAGCTACTCAAGAAACAGGGCCAAGAGGAATTAGATTTAAATCTGACGGAACCAAAATGTATATTGTTGGAAGCACTGCCGATACGGTGTTTCAGTATTCATTAAGCACGGCTTGGGATGTTTCAACAGCGTCATATGATTCAGTTTCATTAAGTGTTGCTTCTGAAGACACGTCCCCCGCTGGATTATACTTTTCAGGGGATGGAACACAACTGTATATTGTTGGTGCTACTAATAACTCCGTGTATCAATATACTTTAAGTACTGCTTGGGATTTAAGCACTGGAAGTTATGCAAGCAAAAGTTTAAGTGTAGCTTCACAAGATACTAATCCCAGCGGCGTAGTAATAAACACTGACGGAACAAAATTATTTGTTGTAGGCTTTAGTAGTGACAACGTGTATCAATACAATATGTCTACTGCGTATGATTTATCGACAGCATCTTACGCCTCTATTAGTTTTAGTGTTGCTAGTCAAGCAACCGTTCCTAAAGACCTATCATTTAGCACTGACGGAACTAAGATGTATACGGGAAGCGTAGGTACTGTTTACCAATACACAACAGGCACAACAACCTACAGCACAACCTTTGACTGCGAGAACGCTAACGTCTTTGAAACCGAACTAGACGCAAACACCACTGTAGTCTTTAGCAATCCTCCAGCGGCTGGTACAGCTACAGACAGCACAGCCTACGCAATGTCACTCAAGGTTGTCCAAGACTCTGGAGCCTCTGGGTACACTGTAACGTGGCCTGCGTCTGTTGATTGGCCTGCGGCTACAGCGCCTACTCTGACAGCTACAGCGTCTGCTGTGGATCAATTCGTGTTCTACACATACGACGGTGGAACAACTTGGTACGGATTTACAGCGGGGCAAGCACTAGGATGAGTGTAGGTAGGTTTTTACAACAAGCCGCCGCTGGTAACGCTGGCGGGCCTGTTTACGTTGACGATGTGTTTTCAACGTATTTGTACACGGGGACTAATGCTACACAAGCTGTTGTCAACGGTTTAGATCTTGCTGGTGAAGGCGGTTTGATATGGACGAAAGCAAGAACTAGCGATCCAAATGAGCTGGATCATCAGCTAATGGATAGCGAGCAAGGCGCATTTAGGTATGTACTTGAAAGCAATACAACCAATGCTCGCTTTGATTTTGGTGGAAGTATAGTTACCCCAAACTCTGATGGATTTACGTTATCCAGTGCCAGTAGGGTTAATCAAAACGGATATCCTTATGCTAGTTGGAGCTTCCGCAAGCAACCGGGGTTTTTTGATGTTGTAACGTATACGGGTAACGGTACTGCTGGGCATACTATAAACCACAGTCTTGGCAGTACGCCGGGAATGATTATCTTTAAGCGTTATGATTCTGCATTGAATTGGTACGTAGCCCACAGGTATGACCTGTCTAAATATTTAGTTTTAAATCAAACTGCCGCCGCTGGCTCATTTGCTGTTGTAACAGCCACCTCAGATACAACCTTTACTTTACCGAATGATGGCTCTACTAATGCAAGCGGAGGAAGCTACGTCGCCTACATATTCGCCCACGACGCCCAAGACTTTGGCACAGACTCCGACGAGTCAATTATTAAGTGTGGAAGCTATACGGGTACAGGGTCTGCAGGAAACAGTATAAATCTAGGTTTTGAGCCTCAGTGGTTAATGATAAAACAAGCTTCTGGCGTTAATGATTGGTATATGTACGACACTATGAGGGGGATTACTACTGGTGGCGATGATGCTGTTGGTTTAAAGGCAAACTCTAGTGATGCAGAAGGCAGTAGTAACCATTTAAGCGTTACTTCAACGGGTTTTGAACTTGAGGGTATTGGCGGTGGTTATAACGGTTCCGGCGCTACTTACATCTATGTAGCCATCCGCAGACCCCACAA